TATGTGCAAAGGGGTCGTAAGCCAGGCAAAGGGATTCCACTTGATTCAATGCGTAGTTGGGTAAAAATGAAACGCATCCAACCCCGTGACTTGTCAACGGGTAAATTCAAATCAAAGGCAAACGAGGAAGGGATGAGGTTTATGATGAATAGGAAAATAAAGTATTTCGGTATTGAACCATTCCCATTTGTGAGCCAAGCAAGAAAACAAATTTTACCATCGTTCAATAAGGCATTAACCCAAGCGATGAAACAAGACATTCAAAAAGGACTATTCAAAAGATGAGTTTTACATTTACACAACAACCCGCATCCATAGTTGGGGCCAATTCCCCAATCATTTACCAAGCGTTTGAATCCACCAATTATGCAAATGCGGGATTCCGTTATGAGTTCCAAGTTTATGTGTGGAGTGGCACGACATCCATCCCCGCAACACCGATTGTAACAATTAACAGATTACCCGACCAATATGGAGGTGGAAGGGCATGGATTGATGTTCACAAAATTGTAACCCAGTACATCACCACGGAGTTTTTGGTGAATGGCACATACAAACCAAACATCGGAAGCGGTGCAAAACGCGTAGCGGTGAAGTGTCAAGGCATTTGGACGGCGGGGTCAACCGCAGTTATCACTTCCAATTTATCGTTGGCCACAAAGGGTTATTCGTATACGGCGGAGGGATTTAATGCGGGAGTTACAAAGTCAGTATTCACAGATAAAACGGCATTGTATTTAACCCCATTTACACCAACCGCATATTTGTGGTATGATGCAACGGTGATTACATCAATCGTGGTGGGTTCAACCACAGTGATTCCAAACACGGTGACAACATCCGACCAAGCCATTCAAGGTATTGAAGTGAAACAATTATTTGCCATCGCAGGTTTATTCGGCACCAATGCCAACATTACATTTGTTAAGGCGGGTGATGATGTGGTATTGCCAGTGATTTACGATTGCCAAAATAAGTATGGGCAACAAGATGTGTTATTCCTTAATCGTTATGGCGTGTATGATTCGTACCTTTTTAACGGCGTATCACGCAGAACTTACAATGTGGAATCCGAAAAATATAGCCAACCAATTTTCAAACAAGCGGATTTAGCCCAATCGTGGAGTTACGGCGTACAGATTGCCACACCATTTTTGCAGAATAGCACGGAAGTAATGACAGTAAACACGGATTGGATACCCGAGGCGGATGTGCCAATAGTTGAACAGATATTTTATTCCACCAATGTACTAATCATGACGGGAACGGAAGTGTTATCAACACGGGTTATTGACACCGCATTTGAGTTCAAGAAAAGGACAAACGAAAAGTTGATTCAATACACCATCCAATTGGAATACAACCAACCTAAAATAAACAAGATTGTACGATGAACATTCGGTTTAGTTTGGAAATTGAGGGAATACCCGTGGATTTATTTAATGACGAAAGTGTTGAATTAAACCGCCAATTAAAAGACCTACAAGATTTATCCACAGTTTGGACAGATTACACCCAGGCGTTTCAGATACCCGCATCGGATACTAACAACCAAATCTTTTCGGATTGGTTTGATGAGAATGTGGTATTGGGTGCGTGGAATCCAAACATCGGAAAGGATGCTACATTATTGATTCACTCTTTGCCAGTGTACGCGGGTCGGATTGAGTTCGTTGGATGCAAGTTCAAAGACGGGATTCCGCAATTGTACAATTTGGTATTTTACGGAACGACCAAAAAGATATTGGACAAATGGGGTGAAACATTATTGAATCAAGTTGATTGGACGGCATACAACCACACGGCAAACTATGCCAACATTTTATTGTCGTGGGATAACGCATTATTGAGTGGTGACATATTGTGGCCCATCGCAGATTATAACCAAGGGTGGAGGTATTCCACCATGAAAGGGGTTAATGGTAACATCAAAGATTCAAGGGGTGTTGAGATTGATGATTTACGCCCCGCAATTAAGTTAAAGGCCATGTTGACAACAGTATTTGCGGAAGCGGGGTTCACATTGAGTGGTTCGTTTTTATCAAAGGCGGAAATGGACAAAGCGTTTATCCTTCCGATGCAAACGGCGGGACCATTATACGACCCAGAATATACGCAAATTGGAACTTTTAACGCAAGTGTAGGGGCATTCACTTACACTCAAACCACATTTGGAAGTTTGGCGTATACCAAAATTATATTCCCAACAGTGATTGCAAACCCATCGGGTAATTATAATGCAACCACGGGAGTTTACACACCAAACAGATTCGGTAATTACTCATTCCAAGTTGGTGTTGATGTTGTGATTACGGGTGCGGGTAGTATCAACTTCGTGTGGATGGTAAACGGAAGGGTGAAAAAAGGACAATCGTTTAATGCAACAACGGGCGGTGCATTTCCCGTGCGTTTCGATGCGGTGTTATCACCACAAGACCAAGTGACATTTGGTTATCGCACCTATTCAGTCGTTACAAGCCCAGGCCTTATTTATATGTCTTGTTCAAATGCCCCACAAGGTATTAATGGAACAACCGTATCAATGGCGGATGCCATGCCACAAATGACAATTAGGGATTTTGTGAATGGCGTGTTACAAACTTTTAATTGCATATTATTCCCAACGAGTGCAACCACCTTTGAAATACATAATTTGCAAGATTGGTTCAATACGGGAACGACAAAGAATTGGTCACCATTCATCGACGTAAAGGATATTGAACACGACAAGTTGCCAATCCCAAGCATCGTGTCAATGACACACAAGGAATCGGAATGTATTGCAAATGAATACTATCGAAACATTAACAGACGGGAATACGGGTCAATATCATTTGCACCCGAAATTGATTACCCCACAGATACTTTTGAGTTAGAAACCCCGTTTAATGTAATTTGCCCATCTGTTTTATACGAGGTAAATGCTAATGGTCAAAAGATAAGGGATACAGAATTGACCATCCCCCGATTTATGGATAAGGATGATAAACCAGTTCAACAAGATTTGACCTTGTTTTATTACGGCGGTAAATTTGCCGTTACGGATCAATATTATTTTAACGGAATTCAACAATCATTTTTCCCGTTAATGACATCGTATTCCGCTTATCCCACAGTTCAATCAAGTTATTCAATGGCGTTTGGTTTGGAGTATTCCATCAAAGGGGATGCACCCGTTAATTCAATTTATAATTTGTATTGGAAGGAATACCTATCGCGTATGTATTCAACGCAATCAAGGTTGGTTAAAATGACGGGAATCGTACCCGTGGGTGAATGGTTGAACTTCGCATTGAATGACACCATCGCAATTAGTGGTAATTACTACAAAGTGCAGTCGGTTAAGTACGATATGTTGACCGAGATTGCAAACCTTGAATTAATCACTTACCCAAATGTGGATATTATGACCTTCACAACCACGGGGCAAAAACCCGTGTTCACGGATGTGGTCGTCAATGTCAATGGCAAATCATATTTGAACGATTACGCAGTTGCAAAGGGTATCATGAACTCGTATCATTATGGATCACAAGATTATTTGAATAGCAACCAAGACACGACATTCAACCAAAATAGTGTCAGCGACATCGCCCAACAGATGGAAAGTTTACAAGCGATTGTACAATTTAACCAAATCACAATGTATCGGACCACGGCAACTTCCGTTGCAACCGATTCGACATTGTGGGCGCCAGTGCCACAAGAATTACAAGTATCAATCGGGTATACACAGAACATCACATCCGATTTGGCATTGGCAAAATATGTATGCACCGATGGGGGTCAATATAAGTTCACGGGGATGTGTGCATTTGGTCAAACGGGAAACAAACAAATTGAATTTGAAATTCAAGTCAATGGGGTTCAAACAACGGCGTATGCGTTGACGGATTCAAACCATCACAGTATTAATTTTGATACCATTTTGGATTTATCCACAACCGATGAAGTGACATTTGTTTGGAAGCCACACACGGGAGGTTCACACACGATAATTATTGAAAAATCAAACTTCTTAATACTTAAAAAATGATATTACTCATTATAAAATTAGCACAAGCCCAAGAATGGTATGGGGTATCGGAGACGGTGGAAATCGCCAAAGGGAAAAACCAATACAACCAAACATGGGGTCAAACAACCAAAAGCATTAAAAGGAGAATCAAATCATGGCGGAAGAAATAAATTATAAAGTCAATGTTGACACATCGGGGGTCAAAAAATCGGAAGGGGCGTTTGCGAGTTTTCAGAGCAAAGCATCCAAAACCTTTGATGGCATTGGAAGTAAAATAAAAGATGTCGGGAACAAGTTTGGGGAACTACCAGGTTCGGTTGGTGTTGCATCATCGGCATTAATGGGTTTAGGCCGTGCCATGATGGTATTGGTGGCAAATCCGATAGGTGCAGTTATCGCCGCATTGGTGGGGGTATTTGCAGCGTTAAAAGGGGCATTGACAAAGAGTGAAGAAGGGATGGATTCCCTTGCCCGTTTAACATCAATTTTTGGTGCCATTTTGAATCCAATTATTCAAGCGGTTTCATCGTTTGCAGCATTATTGGTTGATGGGTTGGCAAATGGTTTGGAATTGGTTGCGAGTTTGTTTGGTTCTGCTGCGGAGGAAGGAAAGAAATTAGCAAATTCACAAGACGAGTTAGAGGATAGGGAATTGGCATTAAACGAAGCCCGTGCAAAAGGTAACAAAGAATTGGCACAAGCCCGTGAATTGTTGTCGGATTCAAATGCATCATTGGAAGATAGAAAAAAAGCATTAGAGCAAGTACGGAAATCTGAAACTGATTTAGCAGCGAAGGAATTGAAGTTTGCACAAGATAGGTTAGCCGCGGCCCGTTTAGACCAAAAATTAAATGGGACAACCGAGGAAACCAAAAAGGCAATTAGTGCGGCCACAGTTCAAATGCAAAATGCGGAAACTGAATTAGCATCAAAACGCCGTTTGTTTAATCGTGAAGCCAAGAAATTAGATGCCGAAGAAGAAGCAAGAAAAAAGGAAATGGCAAAAGCCGAGGAAGAACGGGCCAAGGAGTTAGCAGCAAAACAAAAAGAATATGCGGAATCCAGACGGAACGCATCCGATAAGATTCGGGAAGCAGACCGCAAAAATATAATTGATTCTATCAAAGACGAGGAAGCCAAAGCACGG